TACCACCATACGTAGGTCCTACCACTGAACCATTCCATACACCAGTAGTTATTGTACCTATAGTGACTAGATTAGCTAAAGCAGTTATACTTGAGAAAGCTACATATCCCATTACATCACTAGCAGAAGTATCTTTGACTAATATCTTATCATTAGCTGCAAATGTAACTACTCCGGGGGTATCGATAGTCCAAACAGTACCTGAAGAAGCTACAGTGATGTCACCTTTATCACCATCTGTAATACCACCACCTGAAGGAGCTTGAATGTATTCAACACCCCAGCTAGCAGCTGTAGTACCAGTATTTAATATAGATATAAAGTTCGCACTATTACCACCTGCAATAGCTTGTACAGCATTAGCACCTGAACTGTTAACTGTAACAATACCAGAAGACTTATTTATTATATGGAATCTATGTCCGATAGGTAATGTTGATACTACAGGGAGAGTTACAGTTTGTGTAGTAGATCCTGTAAAAAACTGTGTACCTGCTGAAGCAATTGTAAGTGTTGTTGTTCCTGCAACAGTTGCCGTTGTAGCATAAGCAGTTGCTAAGTTATTAGCATATATGTTATTGTTGTCATCTAATGAAGCACCACTATTTTGTATTAGTTTACCTGTAGTTGTATCAAATCTTGTAATAGCATTGTCTGTAGCAGAGGCTGGACCAACTACGTCACCAGAACCACCTCCACCACCGCCTCCAGCAGCTAATTTAAAATTATCTGTTGTAGAATCATATGTAACAACATAATTGTTCGTTGGAGAAGCTAATGAAGCTTTAGGGATAGCTATAACGCCATAGTCTGTAGAACCTGCTCTATAGCATAACACACCGTCAACATAATCTGTAACGGAAGTATCTAAAGCAATCTCACCAGCATTAGCTAATGTAGCTGTAGCATTATTAGGAATCTCTAAGCTTGTTGCATCTCCGAAGTTAAGAACATCGCCAGCTGTGCTAACCATGTCTGCTTTTCTATCAATACTGTTAGCTGTAACTCTAAGCTCTATGTTAGCACCAGCAACAAATACTTGTGCTGTAGTACCTTCCATAGCTCTAGTTATAGTTAAAGTTGTACCGGTTCTTGCAGTAACTTCTACAATCTCTCTAGTACCATTTTGACTGATAGTTAATCTATACACTTCGTTAGCAGTGATGGTAGGCAATCCTGTAGCACTAGCTATAACCATAGTAGTTGCTGAGGATGATAAAGTGCTTGCAAGAGTAGTAAAATAATTATTACTGTGATAACGTCTAGTCATTAAATTGTACTCGTTTGTTTAACGCCATTAATACTCAAGGCTAATTCAGGGGTTCCCACGCTGCTAGACACTTGAGTTATTGTATTAGTAACTCTCATCCAGAATTCCACTGCATTAGGTACACCACTTAATATTGTGGTTCCTAGAGAAAGAGAAGCTCCGCCTGTGGCAGCATCTAATCCAGCTTGTGTTGTTGCTAATTTAATTTCCGATATAGGACTATCTTCTGCAACTAATGTCCACACTACAGTGCCATCTGTAGTTGTTCCATTTAACACAGTTCCCCATGTAGGAGGAGAAGCAGCACTTGTACCTGCTGTAGTCACTGTGTAACGATAACCATTTGTAGGGTTAGGGATGACACTCTGCCCTAATGTATAGGCAGTGGAGTTAGCTCTAAAGGGTAATATGTATGTTGGAGTAATAACTATAGCATCCACTCCAGGATTTGAGAGAGCTTGTAATTGTTGATTGGCTTCTATAGAACCAAAGAAGAATTGAAAGTCATGAGGGCCATCAGATAGGTCACTCTCAGCAACAATCAATTCTGTTGTATCACTTAGGACGCTTAGTCCACTATCATCATATAAATAAAACGTTATAGCCATTATTGTTATCCTCCAGAAGATACTGTTGCATGCGCTTCGTTAGCAGTACTTCTCATAACTGCTTTGTCCATTACACCTTGAAATGTAGTGGAATCACTGAACGCTGTTAATAGCCCATTCTTATCTACTCTAATGTCTACTATAACTTTCTGTTGTGTGGTGGATGCACTACCATCAACAAGTTCTCTTATGTCGTTAGCTACTTGAAGCATAGCAGTGTTGGTTTGTCCTTCTTTAAGATATTTCTCACTGCTAGAAGCTATGTCTCGTAATCTACTTATTTTGTTTTCCCCAGATTCAGAAAGTTCGCCGTCAATTAGATCATTTCTAATTTGTTCTACGTACTTATCAAAATCTGCATCTCTGTATTGTTCTAGTGGCTTAATTCCCTTAGCAATATATTCCTTACTACTTACTTCTCCAAGACCTAATATGTCCCTAAGTTTATCTACACTAGCTAGTGAGTCGGCTGCTTTAGAAGAAGCATCAGCCATCTTAGTTATGGAATCAGTGGCATTCTTTTCTGCCGTGGCTTTAGCTTTGTAAACTGCCTCAAGTAGTTTGGAACTATAATCAGTCATTGGCTGTGCTCTATCTTTCTCGAGCTGCCTTTCACCTTTTAATATTTCAGTGTCTCTGTCAAAATTATAATCACCGCCGAAAACTTCAAAGTTTTTACGGCTAATCATTTGAAGTAATCTAAGACCCTCAAGTCTAGCTTCTGTGAAAGCAAGCTTAATATTGCGTATAGAATCTACAAGATTTTGAAATCCTATTACAGCCGTTTTAACTCCATCTAAAAGAGCATTGCCTACTTTTTGACCTATTGTGCCTAGACCACCAGCATCTATAATGGCTTGTTCTATATACTTTAAAAATTCTTGTAATGCAGGAGCTAGAGAAGCTGTTAATTGATTAGAGAAGGCACCAAAAATTGCTTTAAGCTTATCAATAGAATCCCCGAAATCATCAATGCTTGCAACTTGAGATTCAGTAAGACTTCCCCCAAACTTTTCAAATTCCTCAGCGTTTTTACCTATTTCGTCACGAACAGCTTTTAATTGTTTAAGACCGCCTTTACCAAATAGAGTTAATGAAATGTCAGTTTGATCTGCTTGGTTTTTAACCTTACCAAGAGAGTCTACTATTGCAATATATTGTTCATCTACTGACATTGAACTTAATGTAGATGCACTTAGCCCAAGTTTAGATAATGCTCTACTAGCACTAGATGAGCTATCTCCAGCATCCCTAACTGATTTAGCAACTCTTGTCATTGCCCCTTCTAACTCATCAGAAGAAATACCAGCGAGGCCAACTGCATATTGTAATTTCTGAAGACTAGCTACGGAAGTACCTAGAGACCTTGCTTCATCATTTAATTTTGAAACAGAATCTGTAACTTGTCCTATCATATAAGCAAGACCAGTTATTGAGGCTAGAGCTGCCACCCCAAGAGCTGTATTTATCTTGCTTCCTATATCTGCTATAGAACTACCAAATTGTTTTGCTGCTCTGGTGGCGTGTCCTATAGCTTTGGTAAAATCACTATCATCAGCTGTTATCTTGGTAGATAGTTCGTTTCTTTGTGTCATTTACGTTTTCCCGTGAAAAGACCTTTAATTTGTTTAGCTCTTTCTATATCTGATAGGGCAGATTGTCTGTCTATATGCATTTTATTTTCTATAGATTGTCTATAATCAGACCCTTGTAGAGCAAAATATGCCACCCAATACTGTGTCTCTTCAGCATCCATCTTAATTACATCTTTCTGTTTCATACCTAGCTTATCAGCTAACTGGAAACTAAAGTAAAGAAATGGATGCTCTAGGAGTTTTTTGCTTTATTCTCAATGCCTTTATCATCTAATGCATTAATTTTAAGGCACTCATTAAACACTTTTAACAATGAATTAGAATTTCTCTTTTCCAAAACCTTAATTGTTTCATCATTAAACATTAAATTATTTTCATCATCAACAACTGAAAGTTGAATCATCAATAATATTAATGAGGCGTCGTTAGCAATTTCTTTTTTTCTTTTTTCAAAATCAATCTGATGAGCAAAATCAAATGCCTTTATCTTGATGTTGCCGCCCCATTCTTTCTGCATGTCAATTTCTTTTGTTTTTATATCATCAATATTAGCAAGTGCATTTAAATCTAGTAGCATATTAACTCCAAACAATATCACCAGTTACAGCTAAATTTGCAGTGCCTTGTAAGACGCCATCTGCTGCTACGTCAACTTGCATGTTAAGAACCATAACTTCCATAGTACCAACGTTCTTAGTGAACACAGGATCTGTTGCTGGTAATGTAATGATGAATGTTCTAGTAGACTGAGCGTCACATGCTTCTAACATTTCTGCTTGCCCTAAGTCATCTAAGTTCCATATAAAGCTTAAGCTGAAATCACCCCAATCTGCCAATCCCATTCTGTATTCTTTACGTGTAGATTGTAGTGTTGTTACATCTATTTTGTTAGCTTGAGTAGAACCTAAGCCGGTCATAGACTGAATACCGTTTATTACTACTGGCGAACCTGCGTCATCATCGATGCTGAAGGTAGTGCCTTGTGTTAAAATTGCAGGAGCTGCCATTTCTTATATCCTCTGTTGTTTGTTGGTTATGCTACGCTTAGGTAGTTTACTTCTACGAAAACATGCCACCAACCTTCATCACGTTGTGCCTGGGACATGCTAATATTCTGTGTGTGTACAATCGTTGTACCTGATACAAGAGATTGTCTTCTAAATAATGTTCTAATCTGGTCAGCTATTACTAAGGCTGCTGAGGTGCCTTTATTTAACTGGACGAAAATATCGACCTGATATATACCTTGGTGATAGTCGCCAGCATTTAATGTGTATAACTCTGTGCTAGCTGGTAGTAATGTAGGTCTTATATAATCAACATTTTTAGTTGGTTCTTTCTGAGTGTTAGGCCAGAATATAGCTGGGAGACTACCACTTATAGAATTAAGCTTAGTGTTTAAAGCATTCTGTATATCGTTAAAAACACCCATTATTTTTTACGCCTTCTAGCTATTTCGTCTAATATTGCGTTAAATTCTTTAACACTAATTCTCATCATTCCTGTAGGAGCTTGCTTACTCCAACCAGTTTCAACTCTATAGGCATAAGGCATATCATTTGATATAATGTAACCTTCACCTAATTTCTCTATCTTCCAAGCTGCCTTTAAATCTCCAGGTACATAGCCATTAGGCCAGTAAGGGGGATTCCATAACGCAGGATTACCTATAGGAGTTCTATCTACTATCCTTTGATACAATTCTTGGCATGCTTCTTCTAGCGTTTCTTTGTCAACTTTAACTACTATATTGACTTGCCCTGTAAACTCTTTGTTCCATTTGTTATAATCAGTTTTAATCATTGTCTTAGCTGAACTTTATATACCACGTCATTGCCTTGAGCTGTTATAAGCTGAACACTAATTGCTGTGTATTCTTTACCATGAACAGTGATCGTATCTGCTAATCTAGGCTCTTGTGGCATTGACAATATAAGATTTATATCATCTGCTTGAACTGTAACCCCATCCATCTCAGACTTATTATAATTAGAAGGGTAACCAAAGCCAGAGAATGTTACAGGGGTTAAATCTTCTGCAGCACCTGTGGCGGGATCATAAGTGGTATAACGTCTTTCAACTTCCACCGGCTCCCCATATTGTGTCAACAGTCTTAATGCTGTTGCCGTCATTCTATTACTAAAAGAACCCATTACGCTTTACTCACAACTATAGTGTTACCACCACCGTTATTACCTAACAATTTATATAACATTGCATTAACTGTTTTGATTATAGGAGCTGAAGTACTTCCATCCATATACTCAACTTCAATTACGTCAACACGTTCTCTTTTAACTGCTTGTGTTTGTGTAGCTAAAGGATCATTCCCCTCATCGATTGATATTGCTGTTTGCATTAAAGCATTTTTAAGCTGTGCTGGTATTACATCTGAATCTATTAAACATCCATCTATGTATACGCAGTATCTAGGCCATTGTAGAGGCTGATCGTGACTAACCCTATACCCTTGGTACTGTAGGCTCTCTATGTAGTCCATAGCCCTTATTAGAAGGGTTTCTGGAGCACCTGTCAATGTGATGCCTCTGTTGCTAGCATAAGTGGTTAAATCAGCAGCACTAACATAGCTGTTAGCATTGGGAACTATTTCACCTGTCTCTACAATTATAATGGCTACCATTAGTTCATCTCCAAATATTTAATTGCTTTTTCTAATAACATCGTATCATCTTTAAATTTACCTAAGCCATGGTTGCAAGAGTGGCATAGAAGACCTCTTATAAGACCTGTACTATGACAATGATCTACTGATAGCATTTGTACTTTACCTCTTATGATCATCGTTTCAATACCATCACATATGGCACACTTACCTTCTTGCTTTTCTAACATGGATTCATATTGTACTAAATCAATACCGTAAGTCTTTTTTAGGTCTGAATTTTTAGAAGATTTATTTAATTTATATTTCTGTTTACGTATTAATAAGCAATTTGGACAAGTCTTTCTAGTGCTGTACTGGAGAAATTCACTTCCAGAACATTTTCTACACTTCCAGATTGTTGCTACCATGGAACCCTCTTATTTAACTTCACAGTCTTTACAACCCCATTTGTCTATAGGGCATTTACTTCCTGCATACATTGTTTTGAATGTCATGTTGCAGCCACATTTCTTACATTTATTTCTTTCAGCGTTATAGAATGGACAGTCTTTGCAGACTGCCAATCGTTCTTCTTTATTTTCCGCTAATAGTCTCATTCTTCTTATTCTTCTTCACAGGTTTTACTTCTGCTTCTTTAACTTCCACACCATATTCTTCATGTATCTTTGGATCGAATTGATGTGCTGGGATAACTAGGAATGTATCTCCATGCTTAATTCTTATTGTATTCATTTTAAACCTTTATAATAATCATTAATAAAGAGCCTCCGAAGAAGCTCTTTAGAATTACCCATTATTGTGGGATGTAAACTGCCATTTCTGGTTTAACCATTTTAACGCCCCAAACTAATGAAAGTTCGAAAGAGTTAGCACGGTACCCAGGATACTCAGATAACATCATTGTTAATCCTGACATTGGGTCAGTGATGTATGAGCGGTTAGTAGCACGGTCACGACCACCTTGAATATAAGGAGCACGTGTGGCTAATACGATAGCACGTCTATGTAAAGCTAATTGTCCACTTGGAGCAACAACAATTGCTACAGCAGCATTATCAGCTACGTTAGCAGCTAAAGGTTGAGCTAAAGTTACAACGTTAGCAGCATAAGAAACTACAGTGTAACGGTTAGTAGCAGCACCAAAAGTAACAACGTCACCAGGAAGGATAGTACCAGTTCCAGTGTCTAAAGTTACAGTTGAAGCACCTGCAGTAGCAGCACCATTAACTAAGTATCCAGTGCCTGTACCATTTACGTGGTTAGCGTTAGCAAATTTAGATTCATGTAAACCGAAGCCTAATAATTCTAAAAGGTTACCACGACGTAATGTTTCATCAGAAGCGTTTTCGTTAGCACGTGTAATGTTATAAAGGTTACGAACTTGAGCACCAGAAAGAGTGTTCATTACTAAATGTAAATCACCATCATCAGGAGTGTTTGCGTCAATTAACATCTTACGAATAAGAGTTAAATCTTTAATGTTGTCTGCTTGAGTAGAGAACAATGTAGCGTTAGAAGGAATGTAAACTTGAGCTGCATTGTAAGCAATAGCTGCAATTGAAGCTTCAACTTCGTTAACCAATGTACGTACTGCTTGTTGTACAGTTTGGTTACGCATGTTTTCGCCATTGTAATTATAGCTGTTGTTTAATGCTGCGTCTTCTTCACCAGTGTAGCAAAAGCTAACACGACGGTTGTAGTTTAGAACCATGTTACCAACACCCCAAGTGTCGCCATCAGCGCAAGGGAAGTCACAACAGTCTGCTGCTGCATCTTCTGCAGTCATTGTTGGAACTATTGGATATTGAATTGTTTGACCATAAGCTGCTTTCGCTGCTTCCATATTTTGCCATACGGCTGGGATAAACCCAATTTGCTCACGAAGAACTGTGTCTAGGTTAGCTTGTACGCTAGTTATTAACGTACCAAAATTATTTGCTGCCATTTAAAATGTATTCCTATTGGTTATATTATTTGTGCTTTGCCGGCTTGCACCTGCTTTGCGAATTCTAATTGTTTCATTGGTGTCAACTTATTGTAATCATCCATTGACAACTGTTTTGTATCATTCCCCGCACTGCGAGTGTTACCAGGAGCACTGCCCCCAATAGCTTTGCTGCCTCCTAATAAAGGAGCATACTTTGCATCTTTTTCGAACTGTTGTTTAAGACCTTCTACTACATCTGTGTCTACAGTTCCGTAGTCGTCAGCAATTTTGCTTAGACTATTTGCCACGAAGTTACTTAAAAGCTCAGCTTTATATGCATCTCCTTTGGCTAACTCATTTGCTATTCTTATAGCCTGTCCGTTAATCTTTTCGTCTCGTCTTTCTTTTCTATCTTGAGCTAGTTGTTGTGTAAGAGTTTGCTTTTCTTCTTGTGCTTGTTTGTACAACTTCTCAAATTCACCATTCTTCTCTGCTACGCTAAGCTGGTCTCTTTTAGCTTGTTCAGCTATCTCAGCTTGTCTACGTTTCTCGTCTTTAGCAGCTTTGGTTTCTTTTAATAATTCATCTTTCTTATTAGCTAATGCCTCTATTGCTTTCTGTGCATCTGCTAATTGTTGTCGTAGTGTTTCCACTTCGTTTACTTCAGTTTGTTCAACTACAATTGTTTCATCACTCATTCTTCATCCTCAGGATTAAAATATTCATCAAGCTCACGGAGCTGATCTATCGTAAGAATACCGTGTCTTACGTCACCATTATCAAGAACATTCTTGACAAATTCTTCAGGCTGTGTTTGCAGCCATCTGTACAATGGGCTATCCTTCCTCATCGTCATCACCATCTCCTAATATAGGGATTAGTGTACACCCACAATTACTATGTGCTGGAACCTCATCAGAAACTTCTTCTAAATCGTAAGGCCCACCATCAGCCATATCTTCACAGTAAGGACAGTTATTAAGTTCTAAGTCTAGAACCCATTCAACCTGCAGCCCACTTTCGTTAGCTACGTTAGACCTCACCTCACTAGCTACGGATAATAAAGCCAATCCTGCTAATGCTAAATTCTGTCTTGTAAACAATCCGTTTGTTCTATCTTCAAGCTCATCCTGTAGCTCTTCATCATCCCAATCTTCAAGCTGTGCATCGTTTACAATCTGTGTATACTGTCTAGCCTTACTACTTGCGAACTGCTTGTATGCATTCTCTATGTTACGTTTAGGAGCATCTATTGAAGTGTTAATCAACACCTCTCTAGCTATTTGGCTCACTTGCTGTTCCGAAAGAGCTTCTGCATTCGGCTCATACTTCTTTATCTTTTTGTACGTATATTCTGCTTCGTATTGTGCTAGTTCTTCGACAAGCTTTAAAGCTGCTTCAGGTATTAAATCCAAATCCTTTTGTAATTTAAATTGAAGGTTAAGATAGTCTTTTCTTTTTATTGCTTTTAGTATTGTATCTTTAGCCTTCTCTAAGTACTTCTTAGTGGCCTTAGCCTGTGTACCCACCATTCTCATCAGGAGAAGCTGGTGTCGTAACAGTTCGTCTCTCAGTGTTGTTGCCATTATCTATATAAGCATCCGCTAAAGGGTCTGTGTTTAGGTCGACACTAAGTTCAATGTCACTGTCTAAAGAATCTTTATTAATGACTCCTACACGACGTCCATAATCTCTTATTTCATCAGCTGAAACAATTCCTCTGTCGAACCATGCAGTGTAACTATTCATAACATTACCGTCTGCAACTTCTTCGTAGAACTGGTCATTAAGTTTATAAGTAACTAAATTCTCGTTAGCACCCATGAACTGACATAATATTTTTAAAGCTTTCTCAACACCCCAAGAGGTATTGTATGAGATTGTAGACAGAGAACTTGTTTGACTAGAAGCTCTTAATCTCGCTGCTTCTGCTGTCTCTCTAGAACCTTCTGCTTTCTCAATCATCCTAGCACCAATCTTCTGTGCTTGGTCTAACTTATCATTCATTGCTTGAGCAACTAACTGGTTAGGGTTAGCTTGTAATAGTGAAGCTGAGCCACCGCTGGCTAGAACTAATCCTCTACGGCTTCCGTAAGCCA